CCGCCAATACGCTCAAGCTCTTTCCCAAGCTCTTTGTAATTGTCCAGAAGTGGTATTAAAGCCGTGCCAGCTCGACCGAAAATGTCTTGAGCCAAAGCGGCTTTGGTCGTGGCATCATCAACCTTATTCAATGCGTCAGCAATTTTGGCAAACTGCTGGTCAGGATTCATCCCGTTGAGCTTTTCAAACGACAGTCCGAGAGCACTAAGGGCGTCTTGTGATTCTTTCAAGCCTTTGCCGGCATCAAAGATAGTTGAACTCATGCGCTTAAACGCACGCTCAACATCATTAGACGTGGCACCAGCGCGACGAGCAGCAAAAGACAGCTTCTGGTATTCTTCAGCAGTGATGCCGATACGCTTAGAAGCTTTGCCGATTTCATCGCCAAGGTCAATCAGGCTGCTGATACCACTCGTAATTTTAGATACGGCAAACGCGCCAGCAATCGCACCACCAACGCCCATCACAGTACGCTTGAACGAAGTAACAACCGTATTGGCACGCCTCATCCGCTTTTGGAATGGCGTGGTATTCGCTGTCAGAAAAACCGATAGTGAACCAAGACTTGCCATGCTATTCCTCTTTCACCTCGCCGCCAAAAGCCGTTCGAATGATATCTATCAACCGGCGCGGTTTGACTCGTTTAGGTACGTTTGAACCTAGCGTGAAATCAGACAATTTCTGTTTATTGCCGTGCACTCTAGCGATTACCATTGCTATCTGCGCTCCATACCATTCCCATTTCTGAAAGCGCTTGTCTTCCATTTTTAAGAATGCTATCCAATTTACGAACTCGCTATATGTTAGCCGGTCATTATGCAGCTCTTCAACAGAACAACCGATCATTGCTGCGACCCTGTGCGAACAATACGCCTCAGGGTCTTCTGCTAGTTTTTTTCCGCTTCCTCAACTGCATTCTCATTCCGGCCATTCATACGACCAAAAAGATTGATCAACTCAATGAAATCGCTCTGGCTGCAATCATTCTCAAGAAAATCAACCGTCAAGAATGGCTTATTTGTTTCTGGATCTAAAAACTGCTTTGCCAGCAACTCAGTCGCCTTGTCTGAATTGCTGAATTGTTCCTGAAGGTCTTCGCATGACCGCTTAGAATGAAGAACACAGAGCACGCTATGATTGAAAATCGTGCACTCTTTTGTGCGCCTCTTTGCAGCTTCTAGTTTGATCTTGTCGAGTAGACTCATGATTTCGCACCTTTGTTATGAGTTATCAGGTTGAGAATGCTGGCGGAGTTTCTACGCCGGAATTGAGATTTGTGATAGTAAAGCTCACCGGCAGAATCGGCTGTTCGTCATTGTTGAACGTGACTGAACCAACTTCAGAGATTTGCGCGTAATACGTAATTGAACCTTCGCCAGGAACCGATATTACTAAATTCTGCTCATCTGTCGGCAGAGTTACTGACGGGTCGTAGTTGAGATTCATTACGAGCTTTTCGTAATCCCTCAATGCCGCTACGTACTTGGTCTTAACTGAAGTATTGGAGAGCGTTGAAATGTCAATTTCCTCCTGAGTAAACCCAGGGATTTCAATAGTCTTAACGTCAAGCGTCAACCCTGAAAAGGTAAAATCGACGCCATTACCTTCGTACACGTCTGCCATAATTAGCCTCTATGTTGTCGGCGTGCGCTTCACCGTTACCTGTACGGTTTTGCGGATTGCCTTACGTTGTGACCCGTCATCTTCAAGCTCCGACAGGTCGGTGATATTAGTTACAATAATTAACGATACGTCAAATCCAGACATCGTAAGTGGAGATGCGTTGTTAATCCTTGCCTTTACGGCATCTTTTAATGCCTCTGATTCGCTGTTGCCGTAGGCGAAGCAGTCCAGTTGCCATTCTTCACGAACAACGTTGTCAGCAGTGTTCAGGTTGTTCCACACATCTTCTGTAATGCGTGAGATTATGACATAGGGGAGGTCTGCGCTTTGTGGTGCCGGGAATGCATAAACGCCGTCAGCCCCGACTATATCAGTGATGTCGGAGTCAGCTAATAGGTATGTTGATAGAGCTGATTGGAATGTAGTCATCGCCGCCGCCTCGTGTGATGTTTCTTGCGTAAACGCCCTGCGAACTGCTTGAGCTTTATTGATGCTTCTCGCTGCAATATTGAACTGACTTGACCGCGCGTCTGTGTCAGCGCAAGCCTAAGAAACGGGTAAGGACGGATATTGCGCGTACCGTATTCGATGAAATGCGCATACTTAACAGGGTTGATGTTCTTGCCTTGCCAGTTTTGCGGCTTGCTTCTCACGTACACTTTACCCCATGCCTTTTTTGCTCCACGCTTACCGCCTGCTTTTTTTGCGATTGCTCGTTGAAGGGCTCCTGATCGACGATTGCGCTTGACATTGTTTTTAGCCTGCCGACGTACAGGAGTCAAAGCCTTGGAGATAGACGGGCGCATAACACGAATAGCAGAATCATTTGTCAGCTCTAAGAGTGCCTTGAATAGTTGCTTGTCGCCTATCAACTCAATGCTCATGTAGTACCCTCCAATACTTGGGTGCAACGGAACTCTCTTACTGTGACGCCTTGGGTGATCGGGAACGGCTCTTCAATGTTCAAAACTTGTGCGCCGACGATAAAGCGCCAATCAGGCTTTACGTCTTCTGTGGTGTCGTAGAATACCCAGTGAAATAGTCTGCCCTGTAGTCTCTCATCCTGGTCCCTTTCTTGTGCGTTGCGCATCTCGACAACCGCCTGCCCAGTCTCAACCTCAACCCATGTCTTTACTGACTCCCGGTCGTCGTTTAACGTGTACGTAGGCTTTTGCAGGGTGACGGTAGATCCGATGTCACCGATGATGTCTGCGAAGTCTGTTGAAACGTTGTCGAGCCAGCCCATTATTCACACCTCAAAAATAGCACCAAGGCGAAGCCCCGAAAGACTCCGCCGTTGGTGCGAATGTATTACGTGGTCGTGATGTTGCTGAGCAGGTAGCCAGCATTTACATTCACGATCTTTTCATCAGTCTGATGGCGGACACGGTAGATATTGCTACGGCGCTTTTCTTCGCGATAGCTTTCAACCGTGAACGGGTTCATTGCGTCGGTGGTCCACATGAACGTCCGGCCAAGCTGGGGATTCATACGCTCAACGATTCCACCCGTGTTGCGGATGAAGAGCATTGCATACTCATCGTTCCAGATGTCGGAACCGCCGTCTTGTGCGTTGGACGCAAAGACCTGATCAATACCAAGGATACGTGCGAGACGATCTTTGGCAATGATATCGCGGCTAGTAGACGGAGCCTTGTCAACGGTCGAACCGTCGCCACCCAGGATCTTGCCCTGGATTTCAGTGGTCTTGACCATGTTGCGGTAGACCTTCTCAGAAACTGCCAAGCAGATCTGAGCGCCGGGGGCGAGAGCGCCACCAACGTTATTCTTAAGCGTCAGGATGATATCCTGAATATCGCTGTAAGGTGTACCAGACGCATTGTCCCACTCTACCGAAACACTGTCGGTATAGCTGGAGAACGTGGTAGCGTTGAACACAGCAGCGGCAACGCGCTTCTCGTGCTGACGCATCAGACGGAAGACGTTGAGGTTAGTGACTTCGCGCTCTGCGTTGAGAACCTGCGAGATGTCACGGCTGTTGCTGTCGTCCAAAGGCTCTTCGAAACCATACTCTACACAGTCGTAGGTATCGGTTGCAACTTCGGACTCGTTGCGTTCGTAACCAGAACCGGGAGCACGTTTGCCGGTGCCGGTCTGATCGGTTACGTTTTCGATTGGAACAGAACCATAGGTACCGTTCTTGCTATCAACTTCCATCGACGGAAGCACGTCCATGCCCATGAACTGCGAAGTAAGATCCATTGCATATTCAGCAGCGGAACTATTAAGCAGAGGACGGAATGTTGCAGTACTTTGCATTGTTATACTCCTGAATTAGGTGGATGCTACGACGTATTCGCGCAGGATTTCAACTGCGTCTGCATCAGCCGATGCAGCGTCTTTAGCAATCCCGACAATGGCGCCGGAACCGGTCTGAACGTCGTTTACTTTACCAGCAGCGGCGGTATAGACCGCAGCGCCAGCGGCGATAGCCCCAGCAGCGATACAAGGGAATGTACCGGGTGCGTTCAGGAGTTTAATCGGAGCCTCGGCCCCGCTTGCAGTCGTCTGCATACAGACGCCGATTGCCGACTCACCAGCACCGCAAATATTCACGGTATTTGCTGCGGTCAACTTAACCATCTGGTGCTTTGTGATAGCAGCAGCGGTCGTGAACGGGACATAACCCGCGTCAAACCATTTATTCTTAGCCATGTTTTACCTCACATGCACTGTGCTTTGAATTCTTCAGGGTACTCTTCCAGAACCTTGTCCTGTGCTTCGCTAGCACTCAGACCTTGTTCCTGATACTCTTTGACCTTAGCGAAGCAATCAACCTTTTCAGGTTCCTGATGTGCTTCCTCTTCGCCTGCGTCGTCAAAGTCGATAGCTTCGCCACCGTCAACGATTGCAGACAACTTAGCGTTGAGCTCTTCAACCTGTGCTTCAAGTTCAGCCTTCTCGGTCTGGAGAGCGTCACGTTCTGTTTTCAGCGCGTCAAACTTCTGCGCGTCAAACATAGCCTGTGCGTCTTCCATCGAGCCGCCGTCTTCAAACACTGTTGCAGCGATCTCAGCGCCAAACTTTTCCTTCATCTCGGAAAAGACTTTGCGTTCGTCACTCATTGTGTTTACCTCTTTTTTCGTTTGCGGCTCAACCGAGCCTGTATCACTATCGGCAACCGCCGTTAGTTCATCAGTAATTGTCTCAGCGTCAAATACCGTGTGCGTGGTTCCTTTGCGCTCCAGGTATTCACGGTAGCGGCCTGAGAAAATCTCAAAGATGTCGGGGCGCTCTTCCAAGAGTTCCCAAACCTGCGGATGGGTGTCGAGAAATTCCGAAACCTGACCCGCGATAGTGGATGCGTTGAAAGCAGAGAATAAGCCGGAATCGTTGGCGGCTGGATCGTCCACAAAGTCAACGTGTGTCAACTGCTTCATTTCTACGTACGTCGTAGCGTCCTCGCTGAAGCCCGTGTAGATCTTTTCGCCGTCTGCGTATTGGTATTGCTTTCCCGGTTTGAACACGATGGAAAGGCCGAACATGTCCGGTTCATTCTCTGCCATGCCTAGAACATAACTGTAGAGGTCGCCTTGGGGGGATTCTTTGGCTTCTGTGGAAAGGAAGAGGTCAGCACGAGCGATAGGAGTTTCGCCGCCGTCATCAACTCTGAAGTTCTTCGCGCGTCCAAGGAACGTTCCAAGAGCGGTTGAAGACATGGTTGGGTGTCCGTACCGCATTTTGAGTCCGTTTCTGAGTGCATTGCCTTGCCTCACTGTTTCTTCGATAAACTCACGCTCCAACTCTACACCGTGACCCTTTGCCGGTCCTACAGTTACGATAGCGGCATTGTAGATAACGCCCTTTTCCTTGTCAACGCGCGTGTTGTTCTGGACGTCAAACGTCCATGATGTCATATACCGTTCTGCCATTGTTTCTATCCTTTTGTGAGTTCTTGCCTGCTGCCGAGCGAGTCTACCTTGTAATGACTGTCAAGAAACGACACATAAACCTCTCCTCCGTACTCGTCCTGAGTCGCCGCAATACGCGTCAACTTGCATTTGTATAGCGTACTGACGCTTGTATTTACTGCCGG